TTAAGATGGATTTAATTTTTGCTGCTCTAATAATGCCATTCTTGCCTCCAAGTTGTTCAAACGGCTGAATAAATCGCCTGGGCGCGGAATCTGGCGGCTTATCACTGCTTTAAATTCCCATGTCTCCAGAATCTGCTCACTTTCGAGAATGATTGGCGGATATTCTCCGTTTTTATTGTCGGAGTTACAAATCAGCTTATTATTCTCTCTGATCCGGTTGAGGCAACGCTTCACTATTATTCCCTCATCCCGGCTGATAACAACGTAAACCCGCCAATCTATTACCTCTAAGGGGCTTTCAACATATTGGGCTATTACAATGTCGGACGGGTATAGACCTCGCCCCTCTTCTGCGAGCATAGAGTAACCTTGCACCTCAAAAGCCCTAAAAACCCCGTTTTGAAGCGTTGGGACGCCAAAAGCCGGAAGACTTTCAATGTACTCAGGATCGTGAAGACCTACTAAATAGCCTGCGGCTGCCTTTACTGGTACAAAAATGATGTTCTCAGCTCCAGAATTATCTACTGTAACGAGCACGGGTTTGCTGATGACCTTAGTATATGCCTCTTGTGGCTCTCTGACAAGGGGTAAGGTAGAATGTTGTGGATTTGAATTGATATTAGGCTCTACCTTACCCCTGACCTTACCCGTAACCTTACCCTCTTCTGTGTACACCTTTTTTGTAGTGGAATTGAATTGTTTTTCAGATAATAGGTGTACATCATGAGGGTTAGATAGGTGTACATCTTTTTCAGGCTTAATCATATCACCTTTTCCGGTGATTAACCACTCTATATTGATATCAGGGTATTCATGGATAATTTTCGATATCCACTTACTCTGAATATCAGTATCATTCTTAAAAGCACGGCTAATAGCACCGCTAGAGACACCAATACTTAATTCAAATTGGCGAATGCTGATATCTTTCGATACCACATAATCCCTTAAACGGCTTACTATTTGCGACATTTTAAACTATATGATGAGAATTATCCAAATTATTTTTTTCTGTTTGGAGAATTATCATTACAATTGTACTTAGAGACGAGTACAAATATGAAGACTTTAGCTGAAATAAAAAATCAGGCCACTGGCGAGGACTATAGAACAATAGCCAACGCAGTGGGAAAGAGCGTGGAGCTTATCAAGAAGATAGTGGCAGAGAAGAGAACAGATACCTGCAATGTTCAACTGGCCTTCAACATACACTTTAAACACAAGGAAGACCTAGAGGAAATAGCCTTGGAAAAAGCCAAAAAACTTAAGGAAGAATTAGAGGCCATAAATGAAGAGGCCTAAAGACTCTCTCTATCTAAGCGGGGGCGAAGTGCCGTGTCGTGTACAGACCCCCCGCTATTTAAAACACTAAATGCAGTAAGCTTGATAATTGAAGGTAACGATATATGGCTGTTCTCTCAAGACCTGATAGGCTCGTTTGGATTTGATTCAAACACGGTCAAAACAGGGATGAAGAGAAACCGTCAAGGCTCTAAGAGTTGGGTTCACCGCATAGCTGAACACGATGCAAGGGAGAGGTTGATCAGTTACAACAGTCTTCCTGATTCGGCCAAACAGAAACTTCCACCTAAAGAGGAGCTATTGCAAGAGGCCCAGGTGAACAGTGTGCAGCGTGCCGCTTATGACAGAGAGGAAGTTGTTGCCAATATTCAGTATTTCATTGAACAAAAATATTACTCTCCTGCTGATCTGTTTGTATTTCAAAAGCAGGGTTTAAGCAAGAATAAAGCTTTTGACCTTAGCCGGGCGGCTGCCTGTCTAAGATTCTTGAACGAATACAAAACCAAGACTGCAACCCGCGAGATTGGTTTTGAGACTAAGAAAGATTTACGCGAGGCAGTGCTGAAGTACTACCTCGATAAAGTCCACAACCCCCATACCCATAAGTATAAGTTTTGGTACGGCTTTAAAGTGAGCAATTACGCCACTTTACAGCAGCGCGAATTGGATTGGAGCAATGCCATTAAAACGGTTATTGAAGCCCATTCGAACGAACCAAAATTTAAACAGGATCAACTGGCCTATGATGCCGCATTGGCCAGCCTGATTCCTTCTCACTTCGATAACCAAAATAGACGGGTGATCGGGAAAGTGACCGACCCGGATAGCCCAGGTATTCTGAAGGGTGGACGAATAGACATCAAAGAATATCACGCGGCCATATTAACCAATATAGCCATGAACCCCGGCAAGGGGAATATTTTCGATCATGAGGTAATTCACATGATGTACGCTCTTCGCTGCAAAAAGGACGGAGTTAGACCTTGCAGCCTGAGCGCAGTGAAGTACTTTCTGAGCGAGCCTGAGGTTGAGGAAGTGATAACCCGGGAGCGTCATGGCTTTGCAGAAATTGACAAGAGTATATTACCTCATACTCATGGCCTGAAGCCTCTGGCCGCATTGGCGAAAGGTGGATATGATGGTTTGAGTATTGACTTCTACACTGAAACGGTAATTACTGACAAGCAAGGCAAGCAAAAGACCGGACAGGTGATGCTGAATGTTGTTGCGGTTTGGGATTACTACTCCGAAGCAATTACAGGCTTTGATATTGGCATAGTGGAGAGTGGTGAAATGGTTAGAACCATGTACCGAAACCACTTGAACACTGTTGGCCGCAGCTACATAGAAATTGAGAGTGACCGATTTAGTGGAAACAAGATGGATGACACTCAACGAGTGTTTGAGCATTGCTGTCAATACGTGACCATGCCTGCCCCTAATGATCCAAATGGAAAGGCCGCCAACCCTAAAGCGAGATTTGTGGAGCGATTGGTTCAGGAGCTTAACCGCCTGACTCAACATGTGGAAGGTTGGAAAGGTAGCAACATAAGAAGCCAGCGCGATAAGAACAGGATTCAAAACCAAGATTACAGAGGTGAGGCAATTGGCAGCTTTGCAGAGGCTGTTGATCAGATAGTGAAGCTTGTGAACATCTACAACTTCAAGGCTCTAAAGAAACTTGATGGCGGCTGCCGTTGGGACAAACTGATGTCTAACATTCACCCGGATGCGAAGGTGATTGACCCGACCGCCATGCCGATGCTCTTTAACCGATGGACTAAGAAGCAAATTCAGAACGAGGTTCTGAAAGTTACGATCAACCGTAAGACCTACGAATATGATTTTAACGGCTATGAGAGGCACCTGCCCAAGATTGGCCGCAGCCGCACCGTGAGGCTTTACTACGATGAAACCGATATGAGTTCGGTTGATGTGTACGCAATGGCCGACCCTAAAAACCCGAACATTCTTGAGGGTGACGTTTACCTCGATACTATTCCGGCCTTGAAGAGAGGCTATAAAGATAAGGCAAGCCAAAGCCGCTTAGATATGGCTGTTCACATGAAACAGACCATGAGAAGAAAAGAGAAAACGGACTACTTGGAGCGTAAGGAGCTGGAAGTTGAAGCCTCTCTATATGGGATTGACATTGGAGGCCTTGACATAAAGACCGCCAAGCAAAGAATTGAGGGAGCGAGAGCTACAAGAAGCGAGGAGTTCATTCCTGCAATGGAGGAGCTATATGCTGAGGCTTTGGCGCGACCTGAGGCACAATCTGCCGCTAACTATTACACCGATAGAATTGTGACTGCCAGAGGCATGAAGCCAGCGACCAAAAAGACACAGGCCGAGGTGAAAAGCGAAGAGCAAAGGAAACGGGATTTTGTGGCTAAGAGAGCAGAGCGTAAGCGGGGAAGGAAATAGTACTGAGTATTGAGATAATAGATCACAGCTATGAATAAAGAACGAAGACAACGAATTAACTACGCAATTGAAGCCTTGGAGAACCTTACAGTTCATGTTGAGGAAGTTGCTGTAGATGAAGAAGAGGCCTTTTTCAATATGCCTGAATCACTTCAGGAGTCAGAAAAAGGAGAAAGAATGCAAGAAGTTATCGATGAGCTAAACGAGGTTTCTACCGAGTTGGCTGATATGATCGATAGGTTAAAAAATTGCCTCTAAAAGATGGCCGGGGATGCCGCCCCGGCCACTGAATAGGCTCCTGGATATAAAGTCCACAATAACAATTAAAACAAACATTTATGATCACAGAAACCCAAAAACTTGACGAAGCCCAAAAGGAGGCTATCGTTGAAGCTGCTGAGACTTACATGAGAAGTAAGGCCACAGTAAACAACCCTAAGGGGTTGAGCCAAGCAAAACTAGCGAAACTCGCTGACATTCATCCTGCTTACCTGAGTGCGATGGTTAACCGTAACTGGAACAACATGAAGGCTGGAGGTAAACTGGTCGAAATATCGGATCAGTACTTTCACAAGCTTGCTATTGCTATTGCCTTTGAGATTGAGGAAGTAGTTTGGAAACACTTCAACCTGTACAATCAGGAGCTTTGCGAATTCGCTTTTATTGACGCAAGAGACACCAAGTTGCCTCACGCTATTGATGGAGCTACAGGACTTGGTAAGTCTCACAGCGTAACCCGGTATTTAACCGAGAACCCTGAGTTTACCTATGTAGTGACCTGTGCGGATGATATGACCGCGAAAGGCTTTATACGAGCACTCGCAAGAGCTGTTGGAGTAAATGATGAAGGCACTACGATGGACATTCGATTGGCCATTGTTAAGAAGCTACAGCACGAACAGAATGCTCTAATCATAATTGATGAAGCTGAGAACCTTAAAGATAGAAGTTGGGGATCGATCAAAGCTATGATGGACTCTCTAAAGGGATTTTGTGGAATGGTTTTGATTGGTGCCAACGATTTCGAGAAGACTCTTGAAACAAAGGCAAAGAGGAATAAAACCCCATTTCCTCAAGTGCTTAGAAGAATTCGAGAAGGTGGATTTGTTCAACTTACTTCGATGGAGAAAGCTGAGGTAGAAGATATCTGTATGGCGGTTGGAATCTACCAAAAGGAGATTATAGACATGCTTTACCAGCACTCTTCTAATGTTGGAGAATTGGAGGGTAATGTTAAAAAGCTCTTCCGAATGAGTGAGGAGATGGATGAGGTTGTTTCGTTGGACTTAGCTCAAAAAGTGCTATGAGACGCATTGAACTAGCCCAGGAGATAGCCATTCTTAAGAAGAAACAGGCAATCAAAAACGCTCACCTCCTACATATTGAAAATACTACCAATTGGCAGGGCGAGCTATATAATAGCAATCGGGATGCTCTCTTTGAGATTACTGAGGAGCTGGATAAGAAAATGGACGAATACTACTTCGTCTGTAAAACAGAAATCATTGAGATTGACTTGGAGCTAAGAAAGATTCAAGATGCTCTTCTCGCTGATCCTTTTGATTACAATGCGCTAATAGTTCAGGAGAAAGAAGCTAAGAGCAAGAGGCTGGAAATATGGGAAGAAATGAAATCAGTGCTTTGGGTTGAAGACTGCACACCTACCGAACAAATAGCTAAAAATTGTAGGAATTATGATCTGGCGGTATTGGGTCAGATTGTAGGCGTTGATCCGGCCACTCTTGGAGATGGTTGGGAAGTGAAAAAGACCTATGATGGTGAGAGGCTTGTGGATTGGGAGATTGTGATGAAAGATCGAATTAGAAGGGAATGCGAGGAGAAATGCAAGAACCCTGAGTGCCTACAAACGGCTTGTGTGGAGCATCAGAAGAAACTGACTGAAGAGGTAAGAAAGGAGGTTCATAATGGGTAAGGTTAAGAAGTCAGAAGTTAGAAGTCAGAAGTCGGAAGAAACTGATTGGATTGTAGTGAAGTATTTTGATGATCACCTTGATGGTATAATTCAGTCAGGATTAACAGAAAATGAGGCTAGGGAAAAAGCTACGGAGTTGAATTCCTTCAACCATAAGCCATTTACATCCTATCAAGCAAGAAGAAAGGAGTCGGATAACAAATGGTCTACTGATATGGGGCGCGGAGTGGTTGGCACTTTTCATAAGAGCCTGATCAACATATTAGACCCTGACCCGGAGACAATATTCTTAGAAGATATTGTTCAGGGTTTGATTCATACTTGCCGATGGAATGGTCAGATAAAGCACTTCTATTCTGTGGCTCAGCACTCTCTGCATGTGGCTGGCTTGGTTTCAATTCAAAACCCTGAATTTGCTTTGCAAGCGTTGTTTCATGATGCCTCGGAGGCCTTTATGAATGACCTTTCAAGCCCTGTTAAAGAACTACTGCCGGAGTATAAGAACCTTGAGGAAAGGCTAATGATTGCCATTGCAATTCGCTTTGGTTTCGATTGGCCGATTCATCCTGAGGTGAAGGAGCTTGATATGACTGTTCTTCAGATTGAACATCAAAACCTGAGAATGGGCGAAAACTATGCCTGCCACTATGAAGCTCCTGAAATGGTGTATTCAAAGTTTATGATCAGAGCGAAGCAATGGCTCGATTTCAGGGTTTGGAACAAAGTGAGAAAGGAGGCGAATCATGGCTAACGCAATCGACAGAGGGGCTGTAAATGTGGCTAAAATATTAATACCTGCTAGTATTATTGATCACAGCTACAAGGTTCTTTCATTAAGACATGAGTATGCAAAAGGTGAGATTAACAGACAGTCTTTCACCTACTCAGTAGATATATCGAATGGAGGCTTAATCATTGATTTTGTAGAAATGGGACGTGTTGAAATTGCTCCGGCTGAATTAGTAAAAGCCTGTTTTATAGCTCTTGAAGGGAAGGAGGTAAATCATGGCTAGGAGGAGTAATGGGGTTCGTGATGTTTTGAACTGGAAGTTCAAATATTGGGATATGCCTTCAGAATGGGCTGCTCATTTTGGTGAATTGCCGGATCAGTTCAATATCTACATTGATGGAGATGCGGGGCATGGAAAAACCGAGTATGAAATGCAGATGTCTAAAATGATGGCTCAGTATTTCGGCAAGGTGCATCTTTTCAACTTTGAGCAAGGTAAGCACAATCAAATAACTAAAAGTGCCCAACGTAACAAATTTGAAGACCTTTTGAGTACGGGAAAATGGATGTATGCTCGTGATATAGTTACGCTTGATCAGGTGTATGATAAACTCAAAAGGCCAAATTCTGGCAAGCTGATTCTGCTTGATTCTATCAGTTTCCTTGAGTTGAATTATGGAGAGGTAAGAGATTTGATAAAGGATTTTCCGAGAAAAAACTTTGCCTGTATTGCCTACAAGGCAGACTTTACCAAGTACAAGCCAATCCGGCATTTGTTTGATATCAAAATCAGAGTAGAGAATTTCAAAGCTGTTGTTCAGTCTTCCAGACATGGAGGCGGCAAGGAATGGATTATTTGGGATAAAAGTGCCGATTGGAAGAAAGGAACGCTATTCGAAGAGAAAGGAGGTTCCAATGGCTGATGCAAGGACTGACTTGTTTGAGTTTCGCAACCTTGTGAAATCTATGAGGGACGCGCAGAATGATTACTTCTCGGCAGTCAAGCTGAAAACTAACACTTACGAAAAGCTGAAGATTGCCCGAAAGCTAGAGAAGCAAGTTGATGGTGTCTGCACCTCTATTCTTCTCGATAAAAAGGAGCTCGAACAGTCTACACTGTTTGAGCCAGTTAACTACTCCCTGATTGTGAAGAAAGGCCTCGTTGATCCGAGGGACTTGGTTAAGCTATACGGCAAGGAGGTTGAGCTTGAATACCTCACTAAAGACGGTTTACAATGGCTGCCTACCAAGGGCAGAGTGAACGCTGTTACTGTGAGACATGCGGAGCTTGAGAGGCTGCGAAACCTGAAGGTATCTGAGGAACTGGCGGAACTGATTGAGGAAGGAGGTTCTCATGCCTAAATCTTTAATGGCGGTTCAAGGTCTTTTGAACAGGGTTCGAATGTCGGTTTTGGGAATACCAATGAGGGTAGAATTGAGAGAAGATAAACGCTATGAGAATGGCCGCCCATACCTTCAGGTTTGCTATAACGCTCCTTGCACTAAAACAGGAATGGTTGAGACTTGGAAAGGCCGCAAATGGTATCTGTCTGAATTTATGACTGATGATGAAGTGATTAAGACCGCTTTTGCGGCCTTTAAAGCGGCTGTTGAGCATGAGGTTTTTGAGGGCTTTAAGGTAGACGGAAAGGTTCTATTCAACCCACATGTAAGCTTTGAGGCCTTGCTTTCGGTAACAGATCAGGAAGTTAAAAGAGAGGAGGTTCATCATGGTAATTGATAGTAAAAAGGCTCAGGAGCTGACCTCTATTGTGGCGCGAATAATTGGCAGCACTGAGGAGACTGTGACTAATACTATGCTCGACATGAGCAAGGACTTTCTCGCTCAATTCTTAGGGGCAGAAAACGAGTCTGAGATCAGTCGGTTTGAAGCAATTCCGCAGTATTGGGCTTGGTTTAGAATGCTTTGGGCAGGGTCTGATTTCAGGTTCATCATGTTTATGGATAGCAAGCCTTGGCTGATTGGTAAGCTCAAAAATGATGGGATTAATCTTCTTGAGGTATATGCTGAGCATCATTGGTCTGATCTGAAAGGTAAGCGACCTGTTAGCAGTGCAATGGCTCTGTTTTTAGAGACCCCTCCGCCTGCGGCACCCTGCCTGCCGGACAGTCGGGCTCCCCTCGTGAAAGGGAGGAATAATACCGATGAGGTAAAAAAGGAAAGGTAGCCACTGCACGAGCAGTCGTGATCCGGGTCGCTCCCGGCAGTGGCGCGAATGCGAATGATGCCCATTCGCTATAACACAAAAACAATTGAACAAATGGCGAGAAAAAAGACAAGGGTCGTGCCAGTCCCTTTAGAATCGGAATTACCAGGTATTGCAAAGCTTTGCGCGGAAGCTCAGGCCAAACTGAAAAAGATTGAATCAGAGGCTGAGGAGAAAATTGCAGCAATCAGAGAGAAGGCTAAACAAGATGCCTGCAAATGGGAAGATCAATTCAGTGAATGCTCTGAGCAATTAGAGGCTTATGCACTGAAGCATCAGAAAGCCAAATTCTCGAAAGTGAGAAGCATGAAACTAGGCTCTGTAACCTTTGGCTTTAGGTTGGGAACTCCTAAAGTGGTGAAGACTACCAGAGATACCTGGGCGGTTGTGACCGGAAAGCTAAAAGAGCATTTCCCTGACTTTGTGAGAACCAAAGAGGAGCCGAACAAGGATGCAATTATTGAGGCTCGTGAGGATGCTGAACTGATGGCTAAGCTTTCGATGCTTGGTGTTCAGGTGGACCAGGAGGACTCTGTTTTCATTGACGTAGCTGAGGAAGTTTTAAGGTAACAGATATGAAAAAGAGAAGAATCTATGTCGCTTCCTCTTGGAGAAATGAGTTTCAGCCTCAAGTGGTTTCATTGCTCAGGTATTTAGGTCATGAGGTATATGATTTTAGAAAGCCTAATGAAGAGGATAATGGTTTCTCATGGTCTGATGTTGATCCAAATTGGCAGCAATGGTCTACTGAGGAGTATGTTGCTGCTTTAGATCATCCTGTGGCTAGAAAGGGCTTCTTTAATGATAAGTGTGCAATGGATTGGGCTGATACCTGTGTGTTGGTTTTACCTTCCGGTAGGTCTGCTCATACTGAGGCGGGTGTAATGAAAGGCGAAGGTAAAGAGGTGATTGTTTTCACTCCTTTAAAGCAAGAGCCTGAACTCATGTACAAGCTTTTTGATGGCATTATTTCCAATGCAAAGGACTTGAGGTCTTACTTCCATATTTCAGATAAACAGGAAGGAGGTTCAGGTGATTGACCCAAAAGAAGCAAGGGAAGCCCTGAATAAGTTGTCTGGCTCTGATGAAAAGGAGCCGGGCAATAGCCCTCTAAATATGGAGCCAGAAGGTAGTGCTCTTGATCAACTAATTGAGCGTTGGGAGAGTATTGTGCAGGCCACTGAGAGGGATTGTGCTATTTCCGCCAGTGCCATTGCTAAGAAAGGAAACCTGCGCAGGCTGGCTTTCTTTAAAGCTACCCTTGGGCAGCTTAGGGAATTGAAGGCTCTTAAAGAGGGAGGTGAGTATGTCGGCTAGAGTTTATACCCCTGAAATGATTCAAGAGCTTCATCAGGATAATCTTGATGAGGCTGAATTCCAACTCAAGACAGCTAAGTCTCCAAAGCGGAAGAAAGACCTGAAAGGCCACATTGAATATCATAAGGCAATGGTTGGCATGATGAAGGAGCTTATAGAGTTGAGGAAAAGTAATCCCTCGGTCTAAAGGCCACTCCCTTTGAAAAGGGAGAATGTCACTGCAAGCGTAGGCTTGATCCGGGTCGCTCCCGGCAGTGGCGCAAATTTCAGGGATCAGTCAGACGGGCTGGTGTTAGGTTGTGGGGCTGCACCTAGAGCAGCTCCACTTGATCCGGCTTGGTTAGTTATCGGTTAACAGTGATCAGTTAATCGGTAAGCAGGTTCGAATCCTGCCCGGATCGCAAGAATGTTAGATGTCAGATTTTTGATTTACGAATTATGAGAGATGAAGAACTATACCGAAGAGCCTGTAATCTCGTGACTGAACTGCGAGAAATGGGAATGACCTGGGGTGATATATTGGAGTTCTGGAACGAATGCATTATTGAAGCCAAGTGGCTAGATAAGATCGTAAGGGAAGGGAGAAAGCCAAGAGGATATGATGTATGGAAGCTTTGCATAGACAACAAGTGGGGCAAAGAGAAGCTACGTGAATTGGCTTACAGGTATGAACTTATAGTTCCAAAATCATGAATGATTACCCAAATATGGAAGTACACGAACTGGAGGAAGACAGAAGATACCTTTCGACCCGTGTTGATGAGGGCATGGATTTAGTCATTTTCACAACGCAAATCTCGGAGAAATCGGTTGAGGAGCATGAGGCGATACTTGATCAGAAAGTGAGCGATTATATGGCTGAGATGCTGAAACAAGTTCAGCATGACGAAAACGAGAGGGATGATTTCGTTCCTCGCAATGACTGTGAGGAATGACTAAGAGGGAGGTTAACAGATTGATTAGTGACCTTACTGATGAGATCAGGATGGTAACCGTAAACAAACGGCAGTTTGACAAAAAGCTGAAGGATTTTGATAAGACACACTTTACCGGAAGGATTGAGACGAATGAAATTAAGATAGCCAGAAAGGAAAGCCAAAGGCTTGAAGGTGTGCTATCTGAACTAAAAAAAGAGAGGAGCCAATATGAGCGCATCAAGAAGAAACTTTGACCCGGAGAATGCCAAGCGCAAGAAAATGCGTGGCAAGATCATTCACTATTACTGCCTGATGGGCTACGTGGATGAAAACGGTGAGCCTGACTTTGAACGGATAAACAAGTCTGTTCAGGGTTTGGGAACGAATAAGCGTGGGGTAATTCTCAATTTTCTCTACGTGCATGAGCTGCCTGATGTGGTTACGCAGGTGGGGCAAATGTGGAAGAAAGAGAGCCGTAAGATGATGGAAGTCGGAAGATAGAAGACCGAAGCGACAAAGTGAGTGATAGCATTACATATTATTACCGATCAGTCGGAACTGCGAGAAACAAATGGTGTATTGCTGTGGTGTTTGGTTCATGGCCATACAGCAGTCTTTTGCACAAAGGGTATTTGTCTTCAAAAGAATTCTTTAGTCGAAAAATGACTGCTGATGAATACCAGAGACATATAAGTAGGTGGAGAGAATATTCAGTTACCTACATGAGTTTCGAAGATTTGAAGAAGGATGAAGTTCAAATATTAGGCCTTGATTCGGTCGAATATCAAAGCCTTTTGAATGCTTATAACAAACTAAGAAATGAGCATTGAAGATCAAATAGAGTTCATTGACGAAATGTTGGCTCATACCGGAAACCCGGAGGAGCTGGAGGCTTTGCAGGCTATTCGTGAGAGCTTGGTTGGCTTAAACCCTTCTGGTAAGAGAAGGACAAAATCTAAAGCTAAAATTACTCTTCAATATTATCAGGAGTTTGTTGGGGAATATGATCAGTTCTGCCGAAAGACATTGGGAGCTCCGGGTGTTATCGATGCCCGGCAGGGATTGGCTCTAAAAGAGACGGTTGACTACCTAATGAAGCAAGAGAAGGTGAATGGCGATGAAACGCTCGCCTTGCAAGGTTGGAGATACATTTTCGCTAATTGGTCGCTGTTGAGTGAGTTTGTTCAGAGACAAACCAAGCTGAGCGACATTAAGAAGAATATTCAAGAGATACTATTTCAGTTAAGAAATGCAAGTAAGGAAGCTAAACGAAGAAAGTCTGATAAAGACTGGGATCAATATCGTAAGCTGCGTCAGGGCGAATGATCAGCGTAGTATTACCCGGTTTGTGAGCAAGACCACTACTAAGAAAGTGGTTGAAACCCGCATGCTTCGAAGGGCTTTCGAAGAGCATTTGGACACCCTTCGGAGTCAGTGGAAATTCTGGAAGGAACAGGAGGAGTTATCGGTTGATCATGAATCAGGGATTAGTCCGATAATGATCTACAATGCTCTGGAAGTGATCAGAGAGAAGGGTGAAGAGCTGAAGGGTGAAATAGAAGGTTTGCAGCCCTTCCAGAGTATGAGCGAGATGATCCGAAGTGGTTATGACCTGGGCGAATTGGAGCTGCTTATTGTAGATATGATTTTAGCCCTGAGAGACTCCCTCAGCATTACCAACAACATCACGCCAACACAGGCCAAAGAAGCGGCCATCATCATAACAGAGCAGTTTGCCGGGCTAAGTATTGAGGAGCTGGCCATGTGCTTTCATAGGGGCAAGATTGGCGAATATGGAGAGATTATGCACCGCCTAGATGTTAACGTGCTACTCAGCTGGTTGAATAAGTTCAGCAAGGAAATGGAGCGGGTATCTATAGAGCTGAACAGCCAGCAGCATAGCCAATTCAAGCGCGTTGAAATGGATGGCAAAACCAGCGACTTAGACCTATTGAAATGGTTTAAGGTATTGCCTAAAGCCAAGGACGCTAATAAGGAACTGTACGCTCAAAAGAGCTTAGATAAGAAGGCTGATAGTTATTTCGGAGGCTTCTAGTTGGTGAATTAGGAAAACAATAATAATGTATTCAGTCAAAATTGAAGTAACATGATTAAGATTGACACATACTTTGTAGGTGGTGGCCTCTTTGATCTGGGGTTGGTTCGCTCCGGGCTGACTATTAACAAGTCTTATGAGATAGATAAGATTTGTTGCAAGGTGTACAAACGGAACTTTGATCATGAGGTAATACAGCAGGATATAACCAAGAAACTCGTTCTTTCTGACGAGAGGGCTGATGTAATGGCCTTTACATATCCATGCACCAAATACTCTACAATAGCCGACATTCACGGTACTAGAACGGGCGATGAGTTGTTTCTACATGCTTTCCGTCACATGGCCATAGGCAGGCCGGAGATTTTTGTTGCTGAGAATGTTCCGGGAATGCGAGCCTTTCCGATTGTAATGGAGGCCATGACAAAACTGCCCGATTATTACGTTGCGGTTTTTTGTCCTGTTAAGGCTGAGTATTGGCTACCTCAAAGGCGAGACAGGTTGATCATTATCGGCAGCCGCAGGCCTTTTAACTGGCGGCAGCCAGAACAAAAGCTTAGAACTCGTTTGGCTGATATAGTTGAAGAGAATCCTCGTATTACATGGCCTGAGTCTATTAGAACAAGAATGACGGGAGGTTACAGGGATTTACCGATAATCAGCGACCCAAAGGCGGGAGATATAGCTCCTACTTGCGTGGCTCACTATTCAAGAGATAAAAGTACTCGCCTTTTGAAGGATAAAAGGTTTCCAATGGGCGTTCGCCCTTACTCTGTCCGGGAGTATGCAAGGTTGCAAGGTGTTCCTGATGAATTTGAGTTCAATTGCAGCGACACAGCAGCATATAGAATTATCGGAAATGGTGTGCCTGTTCCTATGGGTGAATGGGTTGGTAATGAAATTCAAAGGTATTTTAGAAGATAATGCCATTGAGGCAGGCAAAAGGCCTGTTTTGAAATTTGAAAAATATAATGGTACTTTGCTCTTGACAACACGATGCAAGAGTAATCTTGAATCATTTTATTGACAATATAGGAAGCCCCTATACGGTGTCCCGGAGGAAACAATGGGAAATCCGACTCTTGTAGTCGTGTTGTCACACCTAAGTAGCGGGCTTTCCTTGCTTTTAAAACTTTTCGATAATGACAACAGGAAAGGAATTGAAAGCGTTTAGGTTCAACGCAGAGAATCAGGAGATCAGAACTCTCATGATCGACAATGAACCTTGGTTTATTGCAAAGGATATTTGCAATGTGCTAGGCCATACTAATAGCAGAGTCGCAATTCAAATGCTGGATGATGACGAACGGGGTAAGGAAAGTTTACCCCGTCAAGGTCAAACTTGGATTGTGAACGAATCAGGTTTGTACAACCTGATATTCCGCAGCAACAAGCCAGAGGCTAAGGCTTTTCGTAAATGGGTAACGGGTGAGGTTTTGCCTCAAATTCGCAGAAATGGCAGTTACACGCCTAAACAGGTAGCCAAAGAAGTGATTGATGCCCGCTGCCAAGCCTACGAAACCACGGAGATCAATGGCCGGGAAGTTCGGGTTATTGATATTGATGGCACAGACTACTACCATTTAAAAGATGTGATCAATGTGGTTGGCTCTGCCACAGAAACACAGCAAACGGCCAAAAAGCTGAATGCTGTTAAGCCTCTTGCCCGAAAAATCTGGATTTACGGAGTTAACTATCCGAGCTGGTTTACCAATAGGCTTGGGGTTGATTTGGTGCTTTCTGCCAGCCGTAAGCTGCGCAGCGAAAGACAGGTGTTATTGCTGGAAGGAGGTAGTTATGAGTAAGAGAGTTGTTGTGGCCGATGCTCCTCAGAAGCTGGATTTGTACACTTTTATGCATTGTATGAGGGTGTTTAGCGGTTGGTATTTTAACAACGATGTAGAACTGTTTGCCAGCCGCTGCATTAGCAGTCAGGTTTTTGGGCAAACCCAGTTTAAAACGGTTGAAGAAATGCAGCATGTTTTGAGACTCAGGACGAAATGTTTGGTACATCCAGACATTACTCCTGAGGTTGTGTTTGAAAATCAGTAAATTGTAAGACCTAGGTGTCGCTAGGTTGGCTTAGCCCCCGTGTCGGGGGCTTCGCTTAAGAAATTAAATAAAACGCATTATGAGAAAGTTATTAGTGATAGTATTAGTCGTATCAGTTTGCGCCTGTGCTGGTGAACAATTAAAACAGGTTGAAATACAACTCCTCAAAACTCCAGAGGAGGCAGTTAAGTCAATTATTGGTAATAGGTTGAATAATAAGTATCCAAATCCGAGAGCGGAAGAATATTTTTTATACAAGAATAGGGATGAAATAATAAGTTCATTAAGTATTAATCGCTTTGAGCCGCTGAGAGACGATGTTGGTGTTGCTTTTTTGTCTACTTCAATAGGTAGTAAGGTTATTAGAAGCACAATGTGGTTAAGGAAAGTTGACGGTTATTGGTTTGAGTTTTTGGGTTACCCAACATATACTGGGGATGATTATTACCCAGACCTCACATTGCAGGAAGAGGAAAAAGCAAAAGAACTTATTGAGGAAAGCAAAAAATGGAAAGAATCCAACCCATCAGAATGGTGGGGTTATAATTTTATGTTTTAATCGACTGTTACTAGGAATTATATTGTGTGTATTTTTAGAGAGTGAGCCTCGGAGAAATCCGGGGCTTTTTATTTGCGGTTTCTTCGATTAGGATACCTCTTTCCATAAAGCCAGTAGCCTAGCAAAAGAAGAGGAATAGAAATGATTACTTCGAGCAATGAAGGGGCTTCCATTATGCAGTAGCCTTAAGGATGTTACGGTGTATAGTTTCCGGGCTTAGGCCAAAGTGAGCTGCTACTTTTGCCAATACATCGTCATAGCGAATTCTTTTCTCCTCATGAAGCTCGTTCACCATTTCGCGAACCATCTCGTTTCTGCGCTTTGTGTTGGCTTTTCGCTTTTCGTATTTGTTGCTATGTGTGGTAGTAAGAGACAAACTTAAGACTGTGATTTACCATAAAAATAGTAAGATCAAGTCTTTATATCCAAATCAGGTTCAGCAGTTTGCAGGGTTTTTACGGCTGTTTTGTCTTTTCCAGAGCCTGAAAAATCCATGATGGTTCGCATTAATCTGCGTATTCTTGAGTCGGTTCTGTAGTTGGTTCGTCTAAGGCTATTGCATAGCACATAATCTCCTTCGGTGTCCTTTAGAGCTGCAAAGTCCGGGTGATCAGAGAGCCAGGCACTAAAGCCTTTGAGTGCTATGAATACTTTGCGGCTAATAGCGAAGTGATTGAGCTGGCTGCTTTCTGTGATCCGCTTGTCATCATCATACAGGTTTGAGGTTAGTACTCTGGCCTGAAACTGTATCTCTGTTTCTTCCCAACCCCTGCCGAGCGATCTGGTTCTTGTGTCTCGGAACTCAATCAACACAGCCGGGCAATTGACAACCGGGCGGCCTTTGCCGTTGTTGCTCTCTTCGTCTTGGTTTTGGTAGAATGCAACCTCTTTCAGTTCGGCTATTTCGGCTAATAGATGGTTTTTAAGTATGATGTAGAGTAGGTCTGTTGTCATAGTGGTTTGAGTATTTAGTAAGGGGGAATAGATGCTGAAACAAGTTCAGTATGACGGTTCTATTTGAATATTTGATCAATACGCTTGTCGCTCTTCTTTTCAATTTTTCTGTTTAGTGCCTCGCTGAAGGCCATAAATGTTCGGGCAGGAATTTCAATCTCCTTCTTTTTAGTCATGGCCATGTTTTTATAGACTTCCTCGCCAGTCTCATAGAACATCGCCCAAAAGAATTTTCTCATCAATGGAGTTACCGGGATTTTGCCGCCTTCATTGTGTATTTGTGCATACTCCTTGTCGGAGAATATTATCACGCGTCCGGGTTCGGTTCTGTAGTCTAAAGAGTCTTCTAGATCACCATCGCCATGCATTATCTTCTTGCCCTTTTGTTTTTTTGTTTCAAAAGCTCTGGGCTTCCATTTCTTTTTTCTTTTATCGGTAAATCCTTCGTTATCGAATGATTCCTTGAAATGGTTTACGGCTTCCGTTCCTACAATGCGAGGCAGATCGGTCTGTATGAATTGCTTCAGTTCGTGCTGAATTTGCCTCAGGTCTGCGCCAAACTGTTGAATCTTACGCTTTGCCATTTAAACCATATTTAAAAGTATTCGTATATTTGAGAGCCACTTGGGTAGCAATACCCTCGGAGCTCCTAGCTCAAGGACTTAGTTCTTGAGCTTTTTTTGTACCCAATGCTCAATGCTGTTGTCTATATAGGCCTGTCGGTCTATGCTGACAACCTTCTCTTTATAAATGAATGTGATGGCGGTTATCTTGCCATCTTTATCATTATAAAAGGCTCTTCGAATGCCATTCGATAGGTTATCGAAGTCTATTTTTTCAGGTAGTGTAATAACTACCAACTCAGCTCCCTGGCCTCTTGCTTTAGCTACCCTTCTGTTGATTGTGTTAATCAATTTACTATTGGGTTCTACAGCTTTGAAGTCTGCGATTATTCCGCTTACTAGCGCATCGGGGTTTTTAACACCTTGCTCTATTACAATAGGCTGAAGTACTACAGCATCTGCATTCTTGTCAGCCAATGCTTTAGCAGCTTTTAGGTTATCGCTCAGCTCGCTATCTCCATGATCTTTATGTCTAGCCACAAAGCCTCCGGTTTCTTTGTTCTTATGCTCTATTACATAATTATCTGACTTGGTGACTCGCTGCCATTCCTTAAAGATGTTCTTGATCTTGTCCGGGTTGGCGGGTAGGTCTAAGTTCCAGTTTTGTTTAGACCACTGTTCGAACTCTTTTTGAACTTCGAAGTAAGGGTGAAGCTCACTAAACACACGCCCATTCGTAGGGTCTTCAAGGAATTCGTCCTTAATGTCTGAGGTGTCGGGTGTCGCGTCTGTTAGCTCTTTGTCGGTAACCCTCCAGCTGCACTGGCACAAATAGCCGTTAGGCGGTAAAATAGATCTTCCCTCGGTTGTGGTAAGTGAGAATACTTTACCGTAGTACTTTTTATGATCTTCTCTTGGGTCTGCTGCTTTGGATTTGATGTACTCCCAGTTCGGATATAGATCAGTGTTCTCCAATGCCTTTTGCAGGTTGTTACCAGTGCGAGCTCTGCGAACAGCAAGAAGGTATTCAGTGTTCAGCCAGCGTTTATTATAGTCTTTACTGATGGTTAAAGCTTCTTTCTGAAACTTACTGAAGGGCTTTATTTGGCCGTTATCATCGAACAATAGACTTGCAATGGCCTCTGTGTTGTGATGGTTTTTGAAAGCTGCAAACACGTGTACGTTGTACTTGTATTGAAGCAAAAGGCCGTGGTTTGGAGTGCCATATTCCACCGCTCCAAAACCTGTTTTAGTTCCTTTCCAGAGTGCGAGTGCTTGCTGTTCGAACAAAGGGAGGTCTATCTGGCCGCCTACGAGCTTACGGTCATAGATTCGTTTGGCAGCTCTGCGGATGAACCTTTCCCAAGGGAAAAGGTCTGCGGTTTCTGCGGACACAATCCCCCCGCCCCCCTTCATCAAGGGGGAGTGTTCGTGTGAATCGCAGAAATCCGAATAAAAGGCCATTACGGCTCCCTCGAAACTTTCTTGATCAAACTCGAAATGATCCGAAGGAGCCGGGTCTACTTTCCCGGCTCTTTGTCTTTTTGTTTTGGATCGTTAGGGTCTTGATCTCCTTTGTTCTCCTCTTTCTTTTCGTTAATGAATGCCAAGAATTTAAATTTGTGGTTTGCCAGTTCTGCCGGATAGCCAAATTCTATGAGCTTAGGAATGAGGATCATGTTGATGTGGCGTTGTAATCTTCTCATTCTTGCTTCAACCCGTTCATTGAGCATTCTCTCTCCTGCTTCAGCAGATCCAACCCATGCTTGTTCGTCACTTATACCTTTCTGGCCTGTTAAAAGCTTTGAGTTTGAAGTGTCTGAGTAAAGAATGTTCTCTAGGTAAATTTTATGAGGCTCGCCCCTTCCTGAGTCTGTTAGTAAGCTGGCTTCGTCTCCTTTGTCGCCTATCCAATAGCCATTCGCTCCGAGGTTCTTTGCGTTGTTTTCAATTATATTCAGCTCTTCTTTGTTTGTTGTTTCAGTGCCGATTTTCAGGATTGGTTTTCCGTAGCGTTCTGAGTGCTGGCTCCAGTCTGTTCTGCTAAAGTTCTTAATAATTACCTCGGTGGCTGCTTTGAAGAGTTTGCCCAGGTTATTTGGTTTGCCTACTTCAATAATGAAATGATTCCAAGGCTCTTCTCTGTATGGAATGCCTTTGATCCATCCGGTAGGGTTCAAAACAATCCAGCCTCTTTCCGGTACTACGTATTCACGAGGAAAAACATCAACGGATCCGACTTCCCAATCCACTAGTTTATTTACAGCCTTTACGAATTCCTGAAACTCAATAAGAGTTGTTCCCCAAAGCTCTTCGCTCAAGAAAAGGCGCATATAATCCTCGAACCAATTTCGCTCAAATAGGTCTGTAAGGTCTTTTTCGATTTCATCGTTCTCGTTGACTATCGCATAAGGTGACCCGGTTACTTTATCATCCATGTTCTCTGCTTGGCTCCAAAGGTGACAATCGTTCATTATTCTCTCATAGATATAGAGCAGATGGGTGCGACTTGGAAACTCAGGATCACGGGCATAGTCCTCAGCCATTCTGAGAGCATCGAGACCGACCTCAAACCTGAACTTGTAGTTTTTCTCAAGCTGATGGCTTACTCGCTTGCGATCTGTGATGCTTTTGCTTGGTGCGCTGACTTGATTTAAGGCGATTTGCGCCCTTATCTTTTTGGGGAGTAATTGGATAGCTATTTTTTGTATTCGATTCATGTGAGCGATTTTAAACGGGTTTCGAACGGGTTTACGGTCTAGGTTAGTAGTTTAAGCTTAGGTCGCGGGGTGTTTCGCTGCCTACACGGGTGCGAGCGATGGTATCTGGTACTCCGTCACCGTCTGCATCAACCTCTAAAAGTGGAAGCTTAATAGGTTTATCTCCTGAGCTTACTGCATCAATTTCATTCATGCAGTCGTCATAGTTTTTAACAATGCGTTCCGGGACTAGGTCGTCATCAATTCTTTCATATATATAGTAAAGCACAAGGCAGATGAGCCAGCGCAAAACTACCCGACTCCGAGCATCATCGACCTGAGCGAAAACTTCATCCATATCGTATCGCTGAAAGAGCTTGTTTTCAATAACCGCCATTGCAGTAGCCTCAGCATCTGTTAGGATGTCGGGTTCTTCCTCAATGATTTGAAGTAGATGACGCTCTTTGATTTTGTGATAATAATCGTCTTGAGTTATGAATGGCATGGCTGTTCGGTTAATGGTTATCAGTGATCAGTGCTCTCATCTTTTTTTTTCTGAGAGTTTAAGCCTTTGTCAATTCCGAATGCGTACGCGCATAATACTGATGAGACAAAGGATAATGCAGGATCATGTAAGTATCTGGCGAGAATGAACATGATTATTGAAGCAGCAAATAGTAGGTTGATTCTTGTTTTCATGGGTTTAGGATTACATGTGAAAAATTGATTTGAAGGCATGAGCTTATGCCCATACTTTTGAGTTTGCCTTGGTTATGAACTGCCTCATCGAGTGTTCCGAAGCTTCGGGTTCTTGGCATACCGGCACGGCTTATGTAACTGATTGTGTAAGGCATGACACCCTCTTTTTCCTTAATGGTGAAATTGATCTCTTTCATAGTAATGATCGGTCTGAGTTTTTGGCAAAGCTTCCGGTTCTTGACCCGGTTGCGGAACGTCTTGTGATTTTATCGGCCTTCTCTTTGGCTCCTACAACTGCATCAGGACCATCTATGAAACCGTTGGGAAAATCAATGAATTGATTTCTGAGTGTTTGCATGTCTTCAGACTTTCTGAATTCGGAGCTGAAGCGCAAATACTTATGTTCGGAAAGAGGTTCGAGGCTTTCAATTCTTCCTTTCTTATCTCCTTTTGGCTCCATGTCGTATCGAGGCCTCCAAGTGACTCCACGAACCAAGTCCTCTAACTTGTAGATGTCATCGAGGCGAGCCTTTTGAAGTGTTCCGGCTTCAGTCCACATTTGGAAGTTTGAGATTGTGAACCTTGCACCGTTTGTTTCTTTGACTATGGCGGCTTCCTTGAGGTTTTCAAGAACCATTTGATTGAGTCTGTATTGAGCGTCAACCATATTGCCAGTGGTGCGGAGCCATGCCCAAAGCACATCGTAATAAAGCCCTTTCTTTCCGAGTAAAACTAAGGCGCGGTAACAGCCTTTACCAGAATCACCATAAGCGGGATCGAGGTAGCCAACTAAAGCATCGTAAGCATTCCAAGGTAATGGATTGACCCAAGGGAGGTTTTCGTTTTTGAATCGCTTACCCTCTCTAATGTGCTTGTGATAGTACTGTCGCATAGTATTGCGATAGCCTACCTCGTCAAACCTTGCAAGAAGAGACTCTATTGTATGATAAGACCATGCGGGTACACCTCCGTTTTCGATCAATAGCATCTCGTGAGTTGCCGGGTCTTCAGTGGCGTAAACCTTGATGTGTTTTGCTCCTTTTCTTTTTGGGTCACCTTCTTTTACATCACCGACCATGTGGGCGGTTAAGCCATTGTCGCAAACCCTGTTGTTATTGAAAGAGAAATGCTTTCCCTTGATAGCCAAACAGCCCATAAATTCTCCAAGAATCCAGTCGAGGTCTTCCTGTAAACGCTGTTCGTTTTTCTCATACTTCTTTTTTGAATCAGCATCGTCTACAACCCCTGAGTTTGGTCTTTTGGCTGCCTTTCTTACACCCGCGGGGTTTTGACCAATACCGAAAGCCCAAAACCCGACTCCTTTACCTGCTGTGAATCTGCCTTCTCGATGTGTTCCGGTTACATGCTGATCTCCAAAATCAGCAAGTAGTTTTTTGTTTGTTCGCAGCTCGGCCTCAATGTCTCCAATTAGAACCTTTGCTTTGTCTTCTGTTTCTGAAGCCAGAATGAACCCTGTAAGTTTATTATTGAAGTAGAGCCATAGTTGACAAAATACATTGATGAAAACTGACTTGGCATGCTCTCTCGCCCATTCATTTATAGTAAATGAATTGTCTTTTGTTGTGTACTCCTGAGCTGCCTCAAGATGGAACCAGCCAAAATCGGCCTGTATATAATGACCGAAATAGTAATTACAGAATTCAACAAAGTTCTCGGGCTTCAGCAGGTGTTCAATCCGCTTTCTCTTTTCAGATTCGGATTCGTTCAAGTCAGGCGCAGAATTATTGGCTATGTACTCGCAGAGTTCGAGCCACTCCTGATAAGCTTTCTGTTCCTTTTGTTCTTTGGTTTGAGCCATTACAATTCCTTTCTTTTTTGGCTCAAGAATTCATCGAGAATGGGTGCAAGCTCCTTGGCTTTGTCGAAATGGTTCTCTTGCATGTATTCAAGCAATTCCTTACTGAAATTGATGTAGTCTCCCCAAGCGTGTTGTTTGCCTTTTATAGAAGCATGAAGTTTTTTGAGAGCATCAACATCACCGTTATCAGTAAGGGCTTTCTTCAAATCTTCAACCGTTGGGTTTTGATTGTTGTCTAGCTCTTTGATCTTAAGGGCTGCAATTCTTAAGTGAATAGCAACATTGTGGTTGATTAGTTTCCAGATTCCTTCCTCGGCATTTTCCTGACTTATTAGCTGCCTGTCTCTTTTGTTCTCCCAATCGTATTTTTTTGCCCAGGCGGAAATAGTTTGTTCAGTTCTGCCGACTATGGTTGCTATTTGTTTTTGAGTAAGCCCTTCGCAGTAGGCTTTAAATGCTTGTTCGTGCAGCTCCATAAATCAAAGTTTGTGCTGCTAAAGTGAGGGCTTAAAAAGGCTGTTTTTGGGCTTGGTTGATCATTGATGCTGACTGTGGAGTAATTGATGCAAAAAGCCGCATCAATTATCAACAAGCTGTTTTTGACCACTTAAAAAGGGTTCAAGTTTGGGTCACTTTAATGAAGACAAAGAGCCAGAGTATGCGCCAACCCTTTTTAAGTATTACCGCTAAATCTGCCGAGCAAGCTGAATTAACAATGTTCGGAAGTGTAAGCGAGTGGAGTGATCTGAGTGCTAAGGAGGTAAAGAGAAAGCTCGCTCAAATTAAGTCTGATGGTTACAAGTCTGTTTACTGCCCAATGCATTGCTATGGAGGCTCTGTTTATGAAGGAATCGCTATCCGTGATGTCTTAAAAAATAGTGGTCTTTTTATTCACATCCACGTGAGCGGTGTGGCCGCTTCAATGGGTAGTGCTATTCTTCAAGGGGCAGACAAACGAACTGCTCACAAGTTTGCCAGAATCATGATTCATGAGCCGAGCACGTGGAGTAGTGGAAACTCCAAAACGCTTCGACAAGATGCTGACCTACTCGATACTATTAAGGAGGATATGGCTGAGTTGTATGCAGATGCTTGCGGCAAGGACAAACAATGGATTCTTGACAACTGGATGAAGCCGGATGAAGATACTTGGTTCAATGCTACCAAGGCAAAGCAGTACGGCCTATTAGATGAGGTAACCTCAAGCAATGTTGAGGCTCCTAAATCTTCAATGGACTTTGGAAAGATTGCTGCCTTCTATGACGAACAGCTCAATCGAGACGAAAATCAAAATCAAATGACACAAGCTGAACTAGCGAAGAAAGTTGGTTTGCCTGAGGATTCTTCAATGGAGGACATCGAGGCGAAGATCGAACAACTTGAAGCTGCCTCGCAAGGCGATGGCGGTGAAGGCGGAAAAGACGACCCTGCCGCTAAAATTAAAACGACTCTTGTAAATGCCGCAATGGCTCTTGCAAAGTCTAAGGGTATGGTGAATGACACGAACGAGGCCGATATAAAGGCTAAGATCGAAAAAGACCCGGAGGCCGCAATTGAGTGGATTGATATGGTGACTCCATCTAAGGAGGAAAAAAAGGAAGCTCCTAAAGGTGGAGAGTTGAGCAAACTTTTAGCTGAGCTGAAAAAGAGCAGATCAGGAGAGCCAAAGGATAAGGCTTGGGACGATATGTCTCCAAAGGAGCGTGCAGAGCTTGAGGATAAAGACCCAGCGGCTTTCAAAAAGGTTTTTGACGAAAAATTTAAAAAGCAATAAATGGCAACTTTTGTTAATGGCGAGTATTTGAACGACAGGCTCGCACCGCAGATTTTAAGAGAGCTTAAGGATGATAAGGATGATTTCCTTCAGGCGATTCCAGATGCTCCGGAAGAGGCAATTACCGAGGAAGGCCTGAGGTTATTGCTGATTAAAGAAACCGTGACCGGAGATATTAATCCGGGGGCTGATTACGATGATAATGATGTGAATGAGCTGGACTCTGACAAAGCTATTATCGGATGGGATTCATTATCTACCAAGCCTACAAAGGTGACGAAAGATGCAATTAGAGCATCAGTGTATGACAAGAGAAATGAGATCAGGGTTCAGCATACGCGAGTGTTGAGAAGACTCTACAGAGATTTGATCATTCACTCTTTGGCTCCGGCTGATGATACTGATGCAAAACTCCCTGTTTTGAGAACTACTGGTGAGCTAGTTGGTGGCCGTAGAAGATTGACCATCGAGGATATTATAAACTATCAGGATGCGTTGCGCGCTCTCAATGTTGAAGAGGAAGGCTGGAACATCAGACTTTCAAGAGTTCACCTGACTGACCTTCTTTTGAAGACTAAGGACAATCAAGAATTCAGAGACTTATACCACGACAGAAAGACAGGTGAAATCATGAACCTGTACAACTTCAATTTCTGGTGGGGAAATCACCAACTGTATTACTCTAATGCTGGGGTCAAAAAAGCTCGTGGAGCTGCTGTAGTTGCCGGGGATCAGATTGCCTCTCTGTTCTGGCAAGAAGAGTATGTGTGCAAGGCTATGGGAATGGTGATGGCTCACCTAGACCCAATGAGCCAAAACACTCGCTCTAACCCTCCAAAAGAGGAGTTCAGATTGACCGCTTACGCTAAGGCAATGCTTAAGCATGAGCAAGGAACGGGAGCTCTTGTTTCCAACTTTGAATAAGACAAAAACCGAGGATAAACTGTGATCAAAATCGGGGGGCGGCAATGCCAAACCCTGATTTTTCTAACATGAACACATTTCAAAAACACATCGAGGAGATAACAGGTGGCCTGTTTGGTACAGGTGGAGGACTGACGGTGATCAGTATATCGCAGCCGCAAGCTGAATTCGTAGTCGCTGTATTTACAGCTTTTATCTGTGGAATTGCAGGAGCAATTGGCGGCTATTTGGTGAAGCGAATAACTACAAAGAAGAGGAAGTCAGATGGTAAAGATTAGTCGGTATGTAACCTATAAGGAGGCGGTAAAAAGCCAGCAGGCTGAACGCTTAGGTATAGATAATACTCCAAATGAAGAGCAGCTAAAAAACATGCGATTCATTGGGGAAAATATTTTCGATAAGGTGAGGCTCTTTGTAGGCGGAATCCTTTTCGTGAGCTCCTTCTTTCGGTGCAGGCTTTTAAATATGGCGATTGGCGGAAGCAAATCGAGCCAGCATTGCGAGGGGTTGGCCATTGACATTGATGCCGATGTGTATCAGAGCAATGGTAAGACCAATAAAGACATTTTCTTTTTCATACTGAGAAACCTTGAGTTTGATCAGTTGATCTGGGAATTCGGTGATAATAATCAACCCGCCTGGGTACATGTTAGCGCAAGGCCTGACGGCAGAAATCGGAAGCAAGTATTGAGGGCTAAGCGGGTTGGTATGAGAACGGTTTATGTACCATTTGAACAAGCTGCTTAGTGATGGATAAAGAACAAAAAGAAAAGAAAGGGATTGCAAAATTCCTGCAAGGCCTTGGAAATGTCGGAGGCAAACTCCTCGAAGCTGCTGGAGATATAACAGGTTCGAAAGGCCTTCAAAAGCTTAGCGATCTGATTTCGAAGGACGATTCATTATCTCCTGAGGAGAAAGAAGAGGCCTTGAGATTGATTGAAATGGAGTTGGCGGATAGACAAAACGCCAGAGCCATGCAGATAGCTGCTCTTGATCAGGAAGACTTGTTCAGTAAGCGGTATTTGTACTACCTCAGCTCCTTCATTGTAGTAGCCGCGACCCTGTTTGGAGTGCTGCTCTTTTGGGTCGAGATACCTGATGAGAATAAAAGGCTTGTAGAGATGTTTAGCGACATCTATCTATTTGCCGGAGCTATGGCGGTGATCAACTTCTTTTTTGGGAGCTCACTAGGTAGCAAACAGAAAGACTTAAAACGATAACGATAGAATCATGTCAAAAAAACTGAAAACCCAAGCCGAGCTAACTGAGATGTCTGCGGCATATTTTAAGGCCTACCCGGAGGAAGATACTTTCCTCGCTACTCAGGACGGCCAGTTCTTCACAGAGAAGAATAAGAGCCAGGCCAACAGCCATGCTAAGGCTATTGATTGTAAGGTGATTACGATTAAAAGAGACGGAAGACAGGAGTCGGAAGCTGGAAGTCAAAACAATGAAGACCCTATTGAATTGCCTGAAGGTAATCCAACTAAGCAGGGTTGGACTATTCCTCAAATTCAGGAGTGGCTCAAACAGCGTGAGGTGAAGTTTACCAAAAATGCTAAAGAGGATACTCTGCTTGCAAAGGTAGAAGAGTATTTGAAGGCTCAGGAGTCAGGAGAATAGACCCCCTCCGCCTTCGGTACCTTGCCTGCCGGACAGGCGGGCTCCCCTTAGTATGGGGATGGATAGATACCTAACGAAAGCCTTCGGGCTAATAAATAGAAGAAAGAGCCAGCTCCTGAAATATGGAGCTGGCCAATGGTAAAGAAAAGAACCCCAACCCTAAAGGGGAGGGAAAACGAAAGTAAAATGGCATTTCCGAAAGTAGAAATTCAAGTCCAGAACGGACAATTAGGCCAAACCGAAGGCACTGAGGATTCAGTTGCCGGACTGGTTTGCACGGGTGTCGCAATAGTGGATAAAATCGCTATTAACGAACCAAAGCAAATTTTTGGGGTGAAGGACGCTGAGGCTCTTGGTTTCAGTGATGCTGTTAACCCTGAAATGTATGCTCAGATAGTAGACTTCTATTCTCAGGCCGGAGAAGGTGCTGAGTTGTGGATTCTAATTCAATCTGAAGCTACACTGATGGCGAGCATTCTGGACGTGAACAATGCCAATGCAACCGTCTTGTTAGACGCTGCTCAGGGACGAATCAGAATTTTGGGAATAACCCGAAAAGCTGATGGGGCTTATGCTCCTGTTTACGCTGATGGGATTGACCCTGATGTAATTACTTCCATTGACAAAGCGCAGGAGCTTGCTGAAGCTTACGCTGCGGCCTACAAACCATTGAGGGTAGTAATTGGAGGCAGGGATTATCAAGGCGTGATTGCTGATCTGGCAGACCTTACCGAAAGAGATGACAACCGTGTTGCTGTTCTCTTAGCCGGAAAAGGCGAAGGCAGCTTGGAGGCTTGCGTTGGTCTTGCCCTGGGCAGATTGGCAGCCATTCCTGTTCAGCGCAAGATTGCCAGAGTGAAAGACGGTGACCTTGGTTTAGTAAGTGCCTATCTCTCTGATGGCGTAACAACCATTGACGAGCTGAGCGAGGCACAGCTTGAGGCTATTCATAACAAGGGTTATATAGTCTTGAGAAAGTACTTCGGAAGAAACGGCTATTTCTTTACGGACGATCCTACGGCTACCGGAGCTGATGATGACTATAATACCATCAGCCGAGGTCGCGTGATTGATAAGGCTATTTCATTGGCTTATACAACCTACGTGAACGAGCTTCAGGATGATGTTGAACTCGACCCTGCAACCGGACGCTTAGAGGCGGGTGTAATTAAAAGCTACCAAGCCTTGATTAAAAGAGCAATCGAGCAGAATATGCTCGCTGATGGAGAGATAAGCTCTGTTAGTGTGGTCATTGATCCCCTTCAGGATGTATTGACTTCGAACAAGGTAGAGGTTACGGTAAACATTCTGCCGAAAGGTTACAGCTCTGTAATTGTTGTCAAACTCGGATTTACAAATCCGGCAAATTCATAACACATGGTAAACGGAAACGAATACGCTTGGGAAGATATTGAGGTCGTAATGCTCGGCAGGCCTGTAGTTGGGATCAGAGGAATTGAATACAAAGAAGAGCAGACCAAAACGAACATTTATGGCCGGGGCAATAAGCCAGTAGCCAGAACGAAAGGTAATAAGACCTATTCAGGTTCAATCACCTTGCTTCAGAGTGAGGTTGAGGCATTGCAAGCGGCAGCCGGAGAAGGCAAAAGTTTGAATGACTTGCCGAGGTTTGATATTACTGTCGCTTACGCGCCTAAGTCTGGCGGAGCGATTACCACTGATATTCTGAGGGATTGCGAGTTTATGGACTTGACTAAGGCTATGAACCAGAACGATCCGAACATGGAGGTTAACCTGATGCTGGTTATTGGCAGCATAGACTACAACGTCTAGACCCCTCTGTCCTAACGGGCATCTCCCTTTGAAAGGGGAGAAAACAAAATGAATTAACCCCTCCCTTCGGGGAGGTTTTTTTAAACCTATAAAGATTAGATCACATGGAAACTGAAGAATTGATTGGCAAGCTCTCAGAGAAAGAGATTGAGGCCTTTAAAGCCAAGCATGGAGAAGTGTTTGAATTTGAGGTGGATGGAAAAGTCTGCTACCTGAAAAAGCCTGACCGAAAACTTTTGGGTGCCGCTATGAAAATGAGCAAAGATGACCCGATGAAATTCAATGAGACCATTATGAATAACTGCTTTCTTGGCGGTTATGATGGTTTCAAAGATGTGAACGGGGATTTGTTCCTGGACATAGAGTCAGAGTTTGCCAAGCTACTGGAGCGTAGAGCTGTTACGGTAAAAAAGCTCTAGAGGAAGCCAGGGCATCGTTGACCTGGATTGAACACTACGATGCTCAGCTTCAATATTACTTACACATACCCAACCCGCAAGAACTTACAGATGAAGAGTGGAGCGTGAACGTAGCGAAACTCGAATGGATAAGAGCTGAGGAAGCAAAAAAGAGCTAAAGTGAGACTATACGAATACGTATTTGAACTTCAGGACAGAGTGACGAAAACGATGGAGAAAATTTCCAGCGGTCAAACGTCTATGATGCGTAAGTTCCAACAGTCTCAACGAGCAGGTATTGACGCTTACGACAGGGTGAACCGATCGGCCAGAGGTTATGAGGCTACCCTGGGCAGGTTGAAACGTGCAGTAATAGCTGCTTTTGCAACCGGGGCTATTCTGGCTGCGGCCAAAGATGTAACGGCAATTACTGCCAAATATCAGGCCTATGAAAATGCTATAAACTTTGCTTCTGGCTCTGCTGAAGAGGCTGCTAAGAATCAGGAATTCTTGGCTGATACCATTCAGCGATACAGGCTACCAATGGAGGCTGCAACTAGTGGGTTTAAGCAACTCACAGCTTCGATGATGGGTACTAAGCTTCAGGGTGAGCAGTCAAGGAGAATATTTGATGCTGTAGGCGTAGCGGCTACTGCTATGAATCTTTCAGGTGAGCAGGTAAACGGGACATTTCTAGCACTTGGACAAATCATGTCCAAGGGTAAAGTTCAAGCTGAGGAATTGAGAGGTCAATTGGGTGAGCGATTGCCCGGAGCTTTCAATATAGCTGCTAGAGCAATGGGTGTAACTCAAGCCGAGTTGAATAAAATGTTAGAGACTGGTCAGGTTGTCTCTGAGGACTTTCTGCCCAAGTTTGCTGCGGAACTTAGAAGAACCTATGAAGGAGCTTTGCCAGATGCGATTAACTCATTGCAGGCAAATACTAATATGTTTCAGAATCAGGTTACAACTCTGAAACGGCAGTTAGGAAGTGAGCTTCAACCTGCAATGCTTACATTTTTTCAAACCATGACTCAGGGATTGCAAGAGCTCTCGCCTGTGCTTATTCAAGGAGCTCAACAATTGAATATTTATTTAGGGGCTAATAAGGATAACATGATCGATATCATGAAGTCTGGTTTGGGTTATCTCAAATTCCTGTTCGATCACCGAAATGAAATCCTATTCCTTGCCAAGGCTTACCTTACCTATAAGGCGGGGCTTGTGGCTTATACCCTTGCCGTAAAAGCCATGACTATAGTTCAGACCGCTTGGAATGTAGCTATGGGACTCAGTGGAACCGTTGCGGTAATTGCTGCAACTGGTATTAAAACCGCTGCCGATGCCTGGGCGGCTTTCAACTTGATTATTGCGGCCAGTCCTATTGGAGCTGTGGCGGCTCTTGTGGGAGCGGCTGCCGGGGCATTCCTTTTGTTTGGCGGTAACCTAAAGAAATCTAACGATGAGTTTGAACGATTTAATAAACTACAAGAAGACTTTGAGAAGGGGCAAGTAAGTAGAGATGATTTAGAGAAGCGTTTTCAAAACATTGATCTCCTTAGTCAGAATGAGAGGCAGGATTTAGCGTCACAATATCAGCAAGAAATTGATAAAGTTCAGAGACAATTATCGGCTAATAGAATTGCTATAAGAGATGTAGATATAGATAAGGCGAGGTCTGAATATAACGCTATGTTAAATGGAGGTAATGCGAGTGCCTCGCAAATTGCGGCTGCGCAAAACAGAATTAACAATTATGAATCAGCACAATCTCAGATTAAATCTCTTACCAAGTCTTTCGACCAACTTTCGAACCGACTACATATTGTCAATGGAATAGTCAAGGCCGGACAAACCACTCCGGGCGGAACTGATCCGATGCTAACTACACCGGACGCGCAAACGCAGCAAAGCCTTGATGGCATCATTGCCGGAGGCAAGAAGGTTACTCATGTGACCTTGAATATTGACACGATCAATGGTATTGGCGAAGTGATTTCAACAACTGTCGGGGAAAATCTGGATGACATTGGAGATAAAATTCTCGAAGTAGTGACAAGGGCTTTGAATGGTGCAACTCAAACGATTGGCAACTGATGGCAGAGCAATTTGTAAAGGGTAAGCAGTTCAATATCATAGACCTCTATCAGAGGGTTTTTGGCTATAAGGGAATCCCATATCCTGCCGGAGATTTATCTCCCAACCTAGACCCAAGAGGCAAGGTAAACGCCCTGATTAGCGGGACTAAATTCAGTGATCAGAGCGGGGCTATCGAGCCTTTCCAATTACAAGGAGACTTCAATCCTAATTCTGATAATGGTGTAAGATTGTTCATGCCAATTAAGCTCGATGGAATTCAGCTTCAGAATGAGCCTTTGGTTGAGTTGAGAGGAAAGAATATGATCAAGCGAACCGAATTAACCGGAGAACATAGAGAAGGCGTGACAAATAAGCGCGGAACGGTTAAGGAGCTGATCAATATTGACGACTACAAAATCACTATCAGAGGGATAGTGATAAACGATGAAAGCGAAGAGTACCCTGAGGCGGCCATGAGACAGATAAGAAAGATTGTTGAAGCCAGACGAAGCGTGTCTATTGAGTGTCAGCTTACCAATATTTTCAATATAACCCTCATGGCTATCGAAGATCATAGCTACCCGGCTGTTCCGGGTCTTCAGCATGCCCAGGGCTATGAGATTGTCGGGTATAGCGATGAGGATTTTGAGAGTGAATTAATCAGTCAGTTAAGCTAGCAGTATTGAGAATGAAGATCGAAACGAAATTTAACAAAGGTGACAAGGTTTGGACCATTGAAAATAATCAGATAGTTCAGTTTCCAATTCAAGACGTCCAGTATAAATATGGAGCTGTGTCTTATGAGTTGCAAACTCATAAATCCCAAACGATTGGGCTGGATAAAGACAGATCAATCATAAGAAATGAAAAGGAATGCTTTGGTTCAATTCAAGATTTAGCAGACTACTTTATTAGTAAAAATGAGACTAAGTGAAATTCAATTTTAACCATATAACAAAAGCAAATGAAGCGAACATTTTTAACAGTGATGCTCATGTTTGTATTAGCATGTAAAATCACCATCGGGGCGACTGAATATCGCCAAGTCCATGAAGTAAAGATTGAGCAGGATTTTTCTCAGCTCACTCATGAGGCAATTATTGAACTTCCGAGAATTAGCCAAGTGCTGGCAGATCAGATAAAGCCGGGCGATTCAGTCACGGTAAATCTGGCTTATGAAGGCGTTTACGAAGGTACAGAGTTTACCGGGTACGTGAGGCAAGTATCTCCTAAAATTCCTGTAGTTGTGGAGTGCGAGAACGCTACCTATCTAATGAAGCGGGTAAACATCGTGAAGGCATGGAAGGAGACTACACTTAAAGAGGTGCTTAACTACCTCGTAGATGCTACTAACAGCCAGAATTTAGGTAAGGCAATAACGCTGAATACTAGCCATGTACCGGATATCAATTTCGAGACTTTCAGAATTAGCAATGTAAGCGCAGCAAGAGCCATTCAAGACATCAAGGACAGGTACGGGTTAAAGGCTTATTTCAGAGATCACGAGCTATACGTTGGCTTTGCCTATTTGGACAAACCGGGAGAGGTTGGTTATAATCTTGGTCTCAATGTGATTGAAGACAAACTAACCTTTAGGACGGCTGATCAGGTGAGGCTCCGGGTAAAGGCTACATCAATACAAAAGGACAATAAACATATTGACGTTGAGGTAGGTGATCCTGAGGGTGAGCTGAGGAGTCTGGTCTTTTACAATATCTCCGATAAGGTAACACTTCAGGCACTCGCTAAGGAGGAAATTCAGAAGTACAAATATGATGGGTTCGAAGGCAGTTTGAAGAGCTTTTTAATACCCTTCGCAACCTTTGGAATGACAGCGAAGATATTCTCACCAAACTACCCGGAAAAAGACGGCAGTTACCACATTGATAAGGTTAAAACTTCTTTTGGTGTGGACGGTGCAAGGCGTGATGTTACCATAGGAATCAAGCTAGTTTAACACCTTAGAAAGTGACTAAAGAGGAGAAATTTCAGCAAGCAATGAAGGAGTTTGGTAAAACTCCGTCCGTGTGCTTTCCGGCAGAGGTGCAGGAAGTAGACAAGGAAGCTTTGACCTGTGTGGTTTCTCCTATTAATGGAGCCGAGATGTTTGATGTTCGGCTCAAGGCTTCTGTCAATTCTGTAACTGATGGTATTGTTCAGTTTCCGGTTGAAGGCACAACTGTTTTAGTCTGTTTAATCGGTAATGATCCTGAGTTGGGGTTTGTGGCCGCTGTGGATGAGGTGGATGAAGTGTTGATGTTCGGGGGCGAAAACGGAGGGTTAACTATCACTCCTAAGCTGGTTGAAGAGCTAAACAAGACCAATGCCCGGATAGATGCCATAGTGGAGTCATTGACCGGGTTTATGCCTGTGCCGAATGATGGCGGAGCTGCGCTGAAGACTTACGCAAACGCTCAATTGGCAGGGAAGGCAAATGGAGACTTCTCTGAGATTGAAAATGAAAAGATTAGGCATTGATGACTGACATTCTTTTAGACGATGATCTCGATTTACAAATAGTCAATAATGACTTTGTGATCGGTGATGCTACTGAACAAAATCAGAAGCTTATCATATCTGCTAATAAGGGAGAGGTTCGGCCTTATGCTTTTGTTGGGGTTGGCATTGCTCAGGCTGTTCATGATGATAACGTGGGCAGCTTGAAGCAAGAAATCATTAAGCAGTTTGAATTAGATGGTATGACCTTGAACAGGCTGAATATAAAGTCTAGTGGTACTATGGAAATTGACGCAACCTATGGCTAAGAGCAAGTACACAGTAACCTCCGGTCAGAAGTTGATGGACGTAGCCCTTGAGGTGTACGGAGACATAACAGGAATTTTCAAGCTCTTGGAAGATAACCCGGAGCTGATCACCGTTCAGGATGATCTTGAGGGCGGTCAGGTACTGCGGATTGATTCTGACAAGGTGGTAAACAAAGAGATTGCCAGCTACTTCAGCCGAACACGCCAAAATGTGAATACTTGGAGTTGGGAGGAGCAAGGTGATGAACCGGACGAAAATGGACTTACTAGTAGTGATGAAATACTGCTGATTAGCAGTGATGAGATAGTGCTTAAATCAAGTGATCAAGTATGAATTTAGATAGGACTTTTGCGCAGATAAACACGATTCTAAACAACGTCTGGAATGGTGTATATGCTACTCAGACTCAATTGAACAATGTAACCGGGGAAGACATTGTGTTCACCAATGTTGTGACACTTGATAAAAATTACACCTCGTCAAAGGTAATAGATGCACCGTTGGCTTATGCTGATGTTGCCAACCCTGAACTAGTTAATAAGAAGAGACGTAGTCGAGTTGATTACTTGACGGCTGATGGTGTAAATATTCCAACCTTTCCGGCAGGCTGGATAGTACGGTTGAATAACTACAACAATACCAATGGAGCAAAGAACCGGGTGTTCATGGAGTGGAATGGTGAGACTGTGATCCTTCAGGTGATAAATCTTGGATAACATGGATGAGGAAATAAGACAAGAGATTAAAGAACTTGACCCTGTTACAATTGAACAGGAGTTGATTCAGGATGGGTTGAACTCAAACTATCGACCAATAATCCAGGTGTATGATACCGGAACACATTTGATCACAGAGACTATCTATTACAGATTTAAAGTCAATCACCGCGAATGGGCTGCTGAATTGGGTAGAGGTTATTTGAAGGAGGTTAAAAATGGCTAATAATTTCAAAGAGGTATTTGGCACTGGAGTTGTGCCGGGGATAGTGTTTGATAGGTCTGGTCACCAGAGTGGTGTTGGTACTTATGACGACCCAAAAATAACGCCTACAACCGCCCTGCTTAATACTAATATCAAAGCTGTGATAGGTGGAGGATATTACAGCTCATTGAACTTTACCATAAGTGGTGAAATGAAAGCTGATGGAAAGGTAATAATCAAAAATAGCACCATAATTATTGGACAGAATTCAGGCACAAAGCTTCAAGGAATCAAGTTTATTAACACCTCGTTCAACGCTAGAGGTTATACATCGATCACTAGAAACTATATTGATAATATCTACAAAAACTGCACTGGCCTGATGTGTTACAAGGCCGCTGATGTATATGTCAGATGTGTGTTTGTTGATTGTTCTGCACAGGTGTTAGACTTAGCTAGGGCTAACTTTTCTATTTTTGACGGCACCTGTAACTTTAGTGGTGATGGATTTGAACGATTTGAAAACTGTTATGTTTCAAGGAATTCTATCATAAGAATGCAGTCTCCAACTTACTTCACCAGAAACAATGTTGAAGGGCTTATACAAGTAGCAATTACCGGAGGCTATGGCTTATTTGCAATTCAAGACGGTAGAGCCGGAACGCCACAAGATCACGGGTATCCTGCCGGGGTTAGCTGGCTGAATTCTGCAAATGTAGCAGCCGTAGGAGGAACAGGAAACTGGGACGCAGCGGTTGCAACGTGTATCAATGACGATCCTCTCTTTAATAATACAAGTGTTGGAGATTATAGAGTACAGGCAGGCTCTCCAATGATAGGAGCGGCTACCGGGGGCGCAAATATTGGTAATGCAAAAGTTGGGGTTTCAATTTATAATAACACTGTTTCGAACACTGTGTTTGTTGCTCCTGATGGAAATATTGATGTTTCAGCGAGTCCTGTATATAGATTGTTGGGAGGTTCTGCGGATGGGGAGATAAACTATGTTTTCAGAATTGGATCACAACCATTGACCATCAATGAGAAGGTTCTTTTAGTTGCTGATTTGTTTTTTGACTCATCTTTTCCGGGTGGCACTTCTGAAAACAATAATGTTCCTGACTCTCAGCCGGTGTCTACTAATTACCCTCAAGAGTTGGTTACAACAGGAGCTGCTCCTGATAATGTTACTTTGATTTGTGCTAATCATGGTGTTCCTGTAGGGCAAACCGTAAGGGTAAACGGTGAAGATAGATTAGTGGATAGTGTGCCTGATGTTAACACGATCATTCTTGATTCAGCTTTGAGAGCTATCGTTGGCAGTGGAGTTTCCTTCACTTATGGATCAGCTTCTCAACAAGCCTCTCTTAGACCCAATAGACTCTCATATAAAATGAGATTTAGCACACAGCAGTTAAAACCAGCAAACGATGCTGAATGGGATAACGGTTTGAATCCATCCTATGGGCTGGCGGGGGCATTCTTTACAATGGAATGGGACACAGTACCGGAACTGATTATTGACGGTGCGAATGTTTATGGTAACGCTGATCCTGATCGACCTTTCGGGGTATTGGGCACACCTATAAGTGCTACATGGATCGAGTTAGTAGTGGTTTTAACAAACAATTTTAAATAATGGCTGGAGGAGTATTAGGCTTTAATCTGGATACTACCCCTGTGGTTGGGTTTTTAGGCTTCTCAGTAGGGCTGGATGGCCTGACTCCTGTACAGGTTAAAGATCGCAAAGGTAAGGTTCTTTCAAACGTGACCCTTGAGGCTGAGAATGCTACTTCAGGAGTCCCCTTTGAGAACACTACTGACGCAACCGGAACAGCCTTAATGCAGCTCGATAACCCAACCACGATAACAGCAAAAAAGGACTTGGTTGAAGTAGATACAGCTTTTGCTGGTGAAAACACATTGGTAATTGAGTTAGATGACGATTTGATGATTTAGACTATGGCTAGAACAGCAAAAGAGTGGTATGATATTCTCATAGCTGAGAAAGAGACTCAGGCCAGCTTAACCGATTTAGGTTATGAAGGCGATGACGCTGAGACTCTTTTGAACGACCTAAACAGTAATTCAAAGGTTGCTGTGTGGCGTTTGATGTGCTGGCTGTTTGCCTATGTTGCTGCATTCTTCGATCAGTTCTTTGACATCTTTAAAGCTGAGGTAGATGAGAAGTTGAAGGCCATTCCCGGAAACGCTGAGAGTCTAAATAAAGAGGTGCGAAAATTTCAATATGATGACCCTCTGTTGTTCTACTCAGATGGCTCTTATGGTTATGCTGAGATCGATGCCGCTAAACAGATCATAAAAAGGGTGTCCATTAACACCACTAGCGCAGGAACTCAAGTCAAAGTAGCGAAGGAGGTTAACGGTGATCCTTCCCCTCTTTCGAACGATGAATTAACAGCGTTTCAAGGCTATTTGAACGAAATTCAATATGCTCAAAAGAAGCTTGTTGCTACCAGCACGGCAAGCGATAAATTGAAGCTTCCTCTTACTATTTATTATAGTGCAATAGTTCCGCTCGCTACTATTAAGGCACGTGTAGAGCTGGCAATTACTGAGCATCTGAAAGTCTTGAATTCAGACACCAATTTCGATGGCTCATTTTATCCGCTCGACTTATTGGTGGCCATCAGGGATGTAGATGGTGTTATTAGCGTTGATGGTGATGATGAAATTGAAGCACGTAATGACCTGGGCGAATTCTCAATTGTAGATAGAGTCTATTACCCTGCATCCGGTTATTACACAATTGACGATGCTTTTCCTTTAGCAGCTACATTAAACTACTCAGTTGAATGATGAACTTTAATTTCAATACGGATAAGTTCTCTAAAGATTGGTGGCTTATAGCACTCAGAAAACCGAAGATTCTAGCTTGGTCGAAAGTGCTATTGAGACCATTGGAAATAATAGTCTCCGAATTTAATGCATTCGTTACACTCAAACGAGATGAATACAAGTACACGGGTCGCGTAATCTCATTGAGAAACCTATTGATCAGCAAGTTCGGAGTTGGCATAGTGGTTGAGCCGCAGTCTAGTAATGGAAACCCGTTCATCTTGACTGATTCAGGTGACGGACTGAACTGGCAGCTCGGTAATTCTGGAAACCTTTTGAACCCTGTTGTAGGAGACAGCGGATCAGCTGTTTTAGATGATGTAGATTTTATAGTCAAAGTTCCAGCAGCTCTCGGAGTTGATTTGAACGAGGTTAGAGGTCTTGTAAATAAGTATAAAGTAGCAGGAATAACATTCAAGATAGTTGAGATATGAAAAAGATACTTTTTCCTGTTCCGGGAATTAGACAAGAGGTGAGTTTAACAACGCATCAACAGCATCAAAATGCATTGATTGAAGTCTCCTCTTCGATTATAAAGAGCCTTGGAATTTTAGACTCCGAATGGACTGTACTGTATGGCTTGGAAGCTGTAGAAGGAGCTCCCAATTGGCAGATCAGTGCAGGAGCTGTATATCATGATGGAGAGGTCTATTTATGTGATGGAATTCAAGGTAATGATGGCGGAAATGTTCCGGTGCTTACAATCACTGAAACCAATATTGGTCAAGCAGCCAAGTTCTCAGATTTCATAGACCGTCATGTTCATAAAGACTTCAAATTAGTCCTAAGCTTTGCAGCCAGTGACAGTGCAGATGTCAACTACTCTGACTTGGTAAGGGTGGATGAAAAGATTGTCAATTTGCTTCAGCTAGAGAGCCGATTAACTGATTTAAAAAATGAGATTCTTGGTGGAGCTGATGCTGCGTTTGATACTCTTATAGAGCTTCAAGCTGCTCTTGGTAATGATGAAGACTTTGCCGCCACCGTAACGGCTGCACTGGCCACAAAAATGGCACTTGGAGTAACTACACTAGATGAGACAGCTTTTACAGAAGGTACTAATTGGAACATAAATAATAGCAGCTACATCAAGAAGAATGGTAATGGATGGATAGACGTTTTATTGGATGTTATTCCTGATGGAGCTAGTTATCCTTCGAATATTACAGTAGCTACGCTACCAATAGGTTCACGACCTGCCAATTCTCTTAGCGGCATTATTGGTCGTGCTGTTGATGTTGATACTCATACTGTATTTTATTTCAATGTTAATTCAAATGGAACTATTCAGATAGTCCCTCCAACGGGGTCAGTTCCAGAGAGAATGATCATTAAGGTATCATACTTTAATAGCTAAAACAGAAAATAATCAAGGCAGTGTCGCGCCTTTATAAGTACATTTTAAACCAAATAAAGAACAATAATGGTGCGACAAAAACCGCGTCTTAAGACGCCAATTACTTATTATGGAGGCAAGCAGCAAATGCTGCAACATATCCTTCCGCTCATTCCTGAGCATAACACTTACACCGAAGCTTTTGCAGGTGGATTAGCTGTTTTCTGGGCTAAAGAGCCTGTTAAGTGTGAAGTGATTAATGATGTAGATCAGGAGATTGTAAACTTCTACGAGATTATAAGATCGAACCCTGAAGGCTTTCAGAATGAAGTCAATAAGACCCTTCATAGTCGTAGTCAATACGAGGATGCTTTAACTATTTATCACAACCCACACATGTTCTCTAAGGTAAAAAGAGCATGGGCGTTTTGGATACTCACTTCCCAAGGTTTTGTGAGTAAGATTGGCACATGGGGATATGATAAAGAGGGCAAGCAGCCTCTTAGAGTAAACGGTAAAAAGCATCTTGATTTAACACCTTATACCGAGCGATTAGAGCGTGTGACAATCGATAATAATGATGCCTTGAGGATCATTTCAGCACATGACTCCAAAGAGTGTTTTCACTACATCGACCCACCGTATATTTTTTCTAATCAAGGCCATTATAATGGGTATAACGAGAGTGATTTTGAACGACTTTTAAGCCTACTCAGTAAGATAGAGGGTAAATTTATGCTGTCTAGCTACCCTAGTGAAATCTTAGAAAAGTACACGAAACAAAACGGATGGGTTACCTTTAAATTTACGAAACAACTGGCTGCAAGCAAGTCTGGTAAGGGTAAAAAGGTAGAGGTTTTAACCTTGAATTATGATTGTGGAATAGGTGGGTAA